GCCCTTGTATGCCGTATGCGTGACCAGAGGGAGAATCATGCCGATGGATTCCATCTTTTCGACGATGCGCTGGGCAATCGTTGTCGGAATCACGGCGCCGACGTCCGGCGTGGTCGTGGATTCTGCTGCGTCGCGAAGATTGGCCGGGAATGCTTTTCCGCGAAGGGTATAATCCATAAATGCCTTGCGATATTCGTCGGAATCGTAGACGTCGACCGGACCCTGCGGCACGGCAGTGGATTCCGCAACCATTCCGGCTACCGGCTTGCCCGCCGTGGAAATATCGACAATCTTCGGAGTGCCGGACAGAGCATTCAGGTTCGCCTGCGCCTTGCCCTCCGCCTCAAATTTCGCGTCGAGGTCTTGGACCTGCTTCGTGATTTTTGCGGCATCGTCGAGTTTGCCTTCGTCAATCGCTTTCTGGGCCTGATTGAGGAGACCTTTTCTCTTGTCCAGATATTCATCTTTTTTCATTTCAGTCAATCCTTTCGCCCTTTTGGGCATAAAAATCAGTTCAATCTGTTTTCTGCTTCAGCAGGTCCACCATATTCTGCAAAAGCTGCTTCTGCCGCGCCTGATTTCTAATCAAGCTGCGGATTTTATCGACCGCGGCCCGCGGGAGCAAACCGGACACAGAGGCCGCAAGCTGCTGGGGCGCTTCCGTCTGGAACATCACGCGGTCCACCAGCTTGAGCTTTACGGCCTCATCCGCCGTGAGGTAAGTGGTTTTGTCCATCATATCCAACGCATCTTTTTCGCTCATGCCCGACTTTGCCACATAGGCAGACGCGACGGACCGGTCGGCCTTTTGAAAAGCCTCGGACGCCCCGTCCATTTCGTGGTAGTTGCCCTCGGCCATGCCGGAGACGCGGTGAACCATCATCCGGGCCGTGGAGGCCATCTCGGACCAGCCGGCCATCGCAATCATGGACGCGGCGGAAGCGCAGAATCCGACGATATGGATGCGCGTGCCGGGATAGCCCTTGAGTGCCGTGTAAATCTCGGACGCAGAATCAACATCTCCGCCTGGAGAATTGATTTCCACATCCAGCACTTCGCCATTTGCCTTCTGGATAGCGTCGGAAACATCCCTCGGACAGGTTGCAGACCATCCGATATAATCGTAGATTTCCTTGTAATCATCCGGGACGATTTCACCCTTGATTTCAACCTTCAATCTTCATCACCTCCATCCCCGTCGTTCCCGTTTGTTGGTTGAGTGTCCAAACGACGCACTATAACATCTCCACCCGGAACTGGCGCAAGATTAAGGACAGACCTCCACTCATTTGCGCTCATAGCGCCTCTGTCAACCATCGCCTGCAAGCCAAGCTTTGTCTGCATACTCGCGTACTGCAAATTAGCCGCCTCAAAATAGATACGGTTTCCATGCCCCCGCTCACGACGGGTAAAAAGCTTCCGGGTATATTCATTACTGAGCTGGATTTCATCCGGCTCAATTTCTGATTCCGCGTACGCCTGCCATTCATCTTCGTCGTAAGCGGACTGCACGATTTTTTCGTTTGTGTTGAAAAAAGAATAAATCCGTTTTGTCGTTCGGTCCATCTGCGCGGCGTTCGGGACATAATCCTTCGGCTCGACCCGGACGGCCTCGGCCTTGCTGTCCACCGCAGCTACGCCGACCGACGCGCTGTTGATAGACAAGTAGTTGTTCGCAAAATCCGTCGCCTGTTTCTGCAAGTCTTCCGGCCGGAGGGAGTTCGTAAACTTCAAAAGCCACTGGATAATCGACGAATTCTTAATTGCCCGGATAATCCCCTGGTCTGTCGTGTTGACTACATCCATCAGGCCGGAGAGAGCTGGGGCCGGGCTTTCCCCAAAAATGTCGTTTTCGTAAACGTCATGTCGAAGGTGAATGACATCAGAATACGGAAACGTCGCCTGCCTGCCGTTTAGAAAGTAAAATTTGAGATACAGGTTCATTCCGGCATCATAAATCGCGTCAACCTGCGCCGCCGGCACCGGATAAATCTCCACAGGGTAGCCGCGGTCGTCCCGGACGATGACGGCAAAAGCGTTGTTGTTAAGGCAAAGCTGCGTTTCAAGTTTTTCCTGCATAATCTGTCCCGTCATATACGGGTTAGGCTCCTCAAGCAAAAACCGTATGTAAGCGTCCGGATTAACAGTCAGATTCTTCCCCTGCGCGGTTACCGTCTCCCGGATGTGCTTACCGACCAGCTTCCCGACAGCCTTTACCTTCGGGCGGATACAGGCGCGGATAATGTCGCTGTGGAACAGCTTCCCATCCCATGCGTAAAAGCCGTTCCCGCGGTCCGTCATCATCTGGAACCGGACGGCGGTCGGGGAACGATTCCGAAGCCGGCTTGTAAAATTTCTAATCCATCCCGTTAGAATCACCTCAAATCATCGTCTGGTACTCGCCGAGTTTATCCTGCAGCACCGTGTACGCATCAAGTAAACAAGCGAGCCCGTCGATACGTTTCCGCGGGCTGCTTGTCTTTTTAGGCTGGATATTATCGTTTTTGTCAATGTCAATCGCCGTATTTGCAAGGCACCACTTATCAATTGGGTTATTGTTATAAACCACGAGTTTGCTGCTTAAATCTGCTCCGAGCTGTTTCATCGGAGCGGAGAGCGTCTGCTTGCCCTGATGGACCGCGACCATGCTCTCCTTGCCAAACTCGCCCTTCATCTCCTCGACCCAGTATGTCGCGGACCAGGCGTCATATCCGACCCACGGGATGTAAACGTCGAGCTGATTCTGGACCTCAAGGAACCATTGCGTGACGTACTTCGCATGGACCTTGTTCCCCGGCGTAGTGCGGAGTAATCCCTGTTCTGCCCATAGGTCATAGGGGATTTTATCCTCTTTGGTCCTCTGCTCCAGCAGGTCCTCCGGCAGCCAGTACATCTGGAGCGCAAAAATATTCGGGCACCCGGGAACCATAAAAATCACCTTTGCGGCGGTCAGGTCGGTCGTGCTGGACAGGTCGGCGCCGCCGATTCCATACTTCGGGAGAGGGAGAGCCCGGGTGCTTCCGTCGTGCGTCCACAGCAGCTTTTCGGCTTTCCGGTCAATCCGGAACGTATCGGGATTGTTGAGCTGCTCAAAGGTCAGCCACGCTTCGGACGACGTCTCGCGGATATTAAATTCCTTGCAAACCAGATTCTTGACGAGCGCCGGATTCGCCTTTGCCTTGTTTACTTTGTCCGTGAGCTGCTCCCGGCTTTTAATCGTCCCGAGCCCAGGGTTCGCTTTTTTCCAGCAGGCCGGGTCAACCCATTCTTTCCGGGAATCCAGCTCATAGATAAACGGCAGGAAATGTTCGTCGTGGTATCCGACCGGGTCGAAGTACCCGTTGATTACCCGGGTGGCCTCGTCATACTTTTCATCATAGATATCCTCCCTGATAATGCCTGCTGTCGATGTAATAAAAATCAGCGGTTGCTCGCGGGCCGTCGTGCCGTCCGCCATGATGTCATAGAGCGCCCGGCCCTGCTTCCACTGGTGGATTTCATCCATCAGGCACCCGTGGACATTCAGCCCGTCAAGCGTGTTGCTGTCCGATGCGAGCGGCCGGAAAATCCCCTCGTTTGCGGTACAGTACAGCTCGGAGACGAGCGTCTTGACGCGCTTTCGGAGCGCCGGCGACTTTTTGACCATCAGTTTCGACGCGAGCCAGATTTTTTTAGCCTGGTCCATTTTCGTCGCGACGGCGTAGACTTCCGGCCCCGCTTCTCCGTCGGCAGTCAAAAGATAATCCCCGACGACAGACGCAAGCAGCGACTTCCCATTTTTCTTGCCAACGATTAAAAGCGCTTCGCGGTATTTACGGATACCTTCAACATCCACAAATCCAAATATCGCCGCAAGCATGGCCTTCTCCCACAGCTCCAGCCGGACGAGCTTGCCGCCGTCTTTGCCCTGATAGTTGTGACAGTAGTTTTCGGCAAACTCAAGGATGTGGTTCGCCCGCTTCGGGCTATAAAAATACTCGCCGGGATGGTCTAAGTCCCAAGCGAGCTTCTTGTAAACTTTTCGGATTTTTGCACCGACGACTTCCTCGCCGGACTGGATCTTCTGCCAATACTCGATAATTGGGTTATAGCTGTCGGAATATTTAATCATGTATCTTCACGGCCATTTACAAATCCGTCGAAACCGTCGTCTTTTTTTTCTTTGATTTTGTCCTCCTTCGGGAGCAGGTCGGTAAGCTGTTTGATGACGGAGGCGTAATTTTTTTCAAGCTGGATATAGATATCAACTTTTGCACTTCGCTTTACACCCGTCTGATTCGCGCCGTTATGATATTCCTCGGTATATCCGGCAGCATTGATATCCCGCTGAAGCTCATAGAGGCTGGCTGCCATAAAGGCAGCATTATCAATCAGCGAGCTGACGGATTTTTTTGTTTTGTTTTCCAGCCGAGAGTAAATCCCGGAAAGTTTCCGCTTCTCGGCGGCAATGATTTCTTCTTTTGTCATATCCGCGTAGGTTTTCATAAAATCACCTTATTTCTATTAGAGAACTACACCCGTTACCCGAGCAACCCGCGTGCTCGCTGGAGGGCCGG